GCGTTCGTATCTTTTTCTCGTAAGGCGGCAGAGGAAGCTCGAGAGAGGGCGGCGGCAAAGCTAAACATGGATGTGGATCAGATGATCTGGTTCCGCACGTTGCATAGTTTTGCGTTTCAATACATGGGTCTGACGACAAAGCAGGTGTTGGTCGGCAAGGACTTTACCAAGATTGGCAAGCTGTTGGGTCTTGAGTTTAGCTCGAACTCGTCAGTCACCATGGCCGATGGTCTTTTGTTTACCCCCGGCAAGAGCGGTGACGCATATATGTTTATCATACAGATGGCACGGGTTCGGGGGGTCAGCATCGAGCAACAGTTCAACGAGGTGGCTGATCGCAGACTGCACTACCAACAACTCAAGCTGGTAGACGAGGTGTTGCGTGACTACAAGAAAGAAACAGGCAAGATAGATTTTGTGGACATGATCGAGGACTTCATTGAACAGGGCGACAGTCCGCTGCTCGATGTTCTGATCGTGGACGAAGCACAAGATCTGGTTCCGCTACAATGGCGCATGGTGCATGAGGTGATGAAACCCAACGCCAAGCGCATATACTATGCCGGGGATGATGATCAGTGCATCTATTCGTGGATGGGTGTGGATGTCAAAGACTTCCTGAACGCTTGCCCCAACAAGATCGTGCTCGATAAATCATACCGCCTGCCCGTGTCGATACATAAACAAGCAGACAATATGGTCAGACGTTTAATGACGAGGCAACCAAAGACATGGTCAAGCACCGAAGAGCAAGGTTCGATAACATGGCACCGGGATATCATGGATGTAGATATCAGGACGGGCGAGTGGTTGATACTGGCTCGAACAAACTACATCGCAAACAGGGTGGCTAGTGATCTAAAGGATCAGGGCTATCTGTACTGGCGCGAGGGGTCGGGCTGGTCGATATCACCAAACGTGTTGAGCGGCATCGAGATGTGGCTGGATCTATGCAGGGGCAGGTTCTTGTCTGCGGCAGATATCAAGAAGCTATCAACGCTATTGGTATCGGATGCCATAACTAAGTCTGGCAGGAAGAAGCTTGCTAGTCTGGATGCAGAAGAAACATATGGTTTCAGTGATGTCAAAACTCTGGGTGAGTTGACAGCAGAGATCGATACACCATGGCACGAGGTGCTGAAGGTGTCGGAGAACGAGCGGATATACATTACATCTGTCCGCCGAATGGGTGAATCTATCCTGACAGGCAAGCCGCGAATCAGGATATCAACTATACACAAAGCCAAGGGTGGCGAAGCAGACAACGTAGCTCTGCTGCTCGACTCTTCGAGGGCTTGTGTTGAGAGCAGGGATCAGGACGCTGAGATCAGGACATTCTATGTTGGCCTGACTCGTGCTCGAAAGTCTCTGCACATTATCGAATCACAATCATATTATGGGTTTCAGCTATGAAAGACAGACAATTCTTTTTGAAGACAGCAGAGCAGCTTATCAACGGTCCAAGAGCCAAGGAGTATGGCCCGGCCAGAAAGAACCACGAGCGTATTGCACAGATATGGAGCATCATACTCGAGCAGGAGATCACGCCTGAACAGGTGGTAGCTTGCATGGTGGGACTCAAATTAGCTAGATTAAGTGAAGACATGACAAAAGATGACTCATGGGTAGACATAATAGGTTATGCCGCCCTTGGAGGTGAGATCACAAACGATGGATAAGCAGATGAATATTCTTGACATAGATGTCAAAGAAGCTGCGCTTGGTTTTGGTGATGATGAGTGGGAGCCGCCGTCATCCTTTCCTGATCTCACAGGGTATGATCGTATCGCAATCGACTTGGAAACAAGAGATCCGAACATAACAACACTGGGGCCTGGGTGGTGCCGGGATGATGGCTATGTCATAGGCTATGCTGTAGCGGCTGGTGATTTCGTTGGCTACTATCCTGTGCGTCATGAGGATGGCAACCTGCCAGAAAAGCTGGTGGTCAATTGGCTGAAGAAACAACTAGCCACACCCAAGATCGAGAAGGTCATGCACAATGCCATGTATGATCTGGGTTGGCTGCGCTGGGCAGGGATCGAGGTTCAAGGACCGATAATCGATACCATGATAGCCGCGCCACTGTTGAACGAGAATCGTAGATTCTACAATCTCAACTCGCTGACAGGCGAATACCTTGGCGAGTACAAGAACGAGAAGATGTTACGGGCTGCGGCGGCAATGTATCATGTGGATCCGAAGAGTGACATGTGGAGACTGCCCTCGAAGTTTGTAGGCAGCTATGCAGAACAGGACGCTGCTGTGACTCTACGTCTGTGGGACAGGCTGCGTGTGGACATCAAGCAGGACGAGGTCACAAGCATATTTGAGTTGGAGTCCAGTCTGTTACCCGTGCTTCTTGAGATGAAGACTAAAGGTGTGCGTGTCGATATCGACGGGGCAGAGAAGATACAAAAGGATTTACAGATACGAGAAAAGAAACTGTTAGAAGAAATACGGGCCGATACCGGGGTGACGGTCGAGCCGTGGGCGGCTGCATCTGTGGCAAAGGCGTTCGATGCCCTTGGTCTTAAATACCATAGGACAGAAAACACGGATGCTCCCTCCTTTACAAAGCAGTTTCTTAGCAATCACACGCACCCTATCGCAAAGAAGATTGTGAAATTGCGTGAATTTAACAAGGCCAACACGACCTTTGTTGAGACAATACTTGAACATTCGTGTAACGGTCGTATCCATTGTGATTTCAATCCGCTTCGCTCTGATGAAGGTGGCACGGTGACTGGCAGATTCTCATCGAGTCACCCAAATCTACAGCAGATTCCGGCCAGAGATCCAGAGATAAAGTCTATGATCCGTGGCTTGTTCCTGCCTGAAGAGGGCACACAGTGGGGCAGCTTCGACTATGCATCACAAGAGCCACGGTGGCTGGCACACTACTGTGCTCAACTGACAGGCGTACACAGACACCCTCAGATAGACAGTGTAATTGATATGTATCATCAGGGCAACGCTGACTTCCATCAGATGGTTGCGGATCTGGCGGACATCACTCGCAAGGAAGCCAAGACTGTGAATCTGGGGATCATGTATGGCATGGGACGTAAGAAGCTGGCTGGTGTGATGGACATCGATGAGATCGAGGCCAAAGCTTTGCTCGAGAAGTACCATGAAAGGGTGCCATTTGTGAAAGGCATAGCTGACCTGGCGGCAGATACAGCATCGAAGAACGGTTCGATACGCACATGGCTGGGGCGTAAGTGTAGGTTTGATATGTGGGAGCCACGGTCATTCGGATTCAACAAGGCCATGAAGCTCGAGGAGGCAATCAAAGAGTATGGCGGCAAGGGTATGATACGTCGTGCCTTTACATACAAGGCGCTGAACAAACTGATCCAAGGTTCGAGTGCCGATCAGACAAAGAAAGCGATGGTAGATTGTCATGCGGAGGGGCTGACACCCATGCTTACAGTGCATGACGAGCTGTGCTTCAGTGTCGAGAGTCAAAAACAATCAGACAAGATTGTTGAAATCATGTCAACTTGTGTGCCAGATTTAAAGGTGCCCTTCGAGGTTGATGCAGAACTGGGCAAAAACTGGGGAGAAGTAGGATGAGTTCGGGCTTATTATTAGCCGTAGGGTTTGAAGAAGCTGTGATTGGTATATCGGAAAGATGTGGTGATCCAAGCCTTGTTGCATACGATGCTGACAAGTGCATACAAATTCTTATCGATCAGGGTATGACAGATGAGGAGGCTGTTGAGTACTTTGATTACAACGTGGTGGGTGCCTATGTGGGAGAAAGGACACCCATATTTATATGGAATAAAACTATTGAGGAGATAGACGATGAATCTATGGGATAAGTTTGTGAACTTGTTCTTTCCGTGTCTTATCAAGAAACCGGAGAGAGCAAGAGATAAAGACGGACGTTTGATGGGAGATGATAAAAAGACTCCAACCATCAATGAAGCTTGGAAGGGCGGCAAAGCACCTGCCAAGAAACGCGGTCGTCCACCAAAGGCCAAGAAACGCGGCAGGCCACCGAAGAAGAAATGAGCGACTTCTCTGAGGCAAAGCTGTCTGTGGATCAGGCCGTCCAGGCCGTGACTCAACTGTTCTTGAAGTATGAGTCCGGTCTGGTGGACGAGGCTATTAGTAAGCTGCATGAAGTAGAAAGCCTGATTCAAAAGGCAGAAAGCGAGGTTCGAGATGATGTTTGAAGCGTTGGTAGTTGTCTGCGTATCAATGGCGCAACAGGAATGTGCTATTGTTGAAGACACTCGAGGACCATACATCACCGCAAGAGAGTGTGCAGACAGGGTGGTTGAGATGTCTTCTGATATTCTCAAGATTGACAACAGATATGTTATCCCAACTGGCCGATGTGAGCCTGTTGATGACCCAGAACGTCAATTCTCAGCGACCTGAAGGTATAATGGTACGTCCATTGTTCACGAGGTCCACGAGAATCGATGTTTTTATTTAGTGTTTTCAGTCACTTGCAAGGGCGCGCATTCTATCGACTAAGCGCCTTGCACGGTTAGGAACCTGTGTATACCACCTCGAGTCCACCATTTCGTCGGCTGCGGCGTTCCAATCACGAGCATCGACCCCGGCTTTCATGCCTTTGAACTTGCTGAGTCTGGGTCTACCCATGTTGAACATCATGTTTGCAATGATGTGTTGACATTCTTCGGGCAGGTCATCGAAGTCAGGGTACAATACTTTGCACTCATCGATGGTCACTGCCATGTCCAAAGTGAATAGTTGTTTGACTCGTTCCTGTTCTACGACTGTGCCAACGGGCTTGCCGTACTCCTCATCTGATTCAGTAATTAAATGACCGATTCCTGTCGTTGGCAGGCCAAGGTGGTCGAGATAAATCTCGTACTTACATCCTTCATCTTCCGCGATCTCTTCGCGTAATTTATCTTTGTTCATGGTTGTGACCTTTGAAATAATTGTAGATTTTTAAGCGCATCAATTGGATTGCCGCCCAACAAACTCGGATCTGGAGGAGAGGTGCGGGGAGTGCCAAGGGGTGCACCCCCCGCTTGCGCTGCGGACGGAGGAGCGCCAGCAGCAGCAACTTGTTGGGTCGGTGCTATTGTAGGTGCCTGTGACACAGGTTCCCCAAACAAGGGTGTATCTGGTCGTTGTATATCTGGTTCTTGTTGTGTGCTTTCTTGAATTGTTTCAGAAACCAATGATCTACCTGCAAAATTGTTGTAAATATCTGCGAGTTCTGATGCAGGAAGTTCTGATATTGTCCTAGCCTCACCTTTTATTGCTGTTTCTATATAAACATCACGAAAAACTTTTTCACTTAAACTCACAGGTCTAAACATTCCTTGACTTATAAAGCCTAATTCTTCTGACCCTAAATTAGAATCACGTTTTAACGCCACTATAATTTGTTGCATGGATAAACCAGCCGCTTCAGCCGCTTTTATAAAACCATACATTTGTCTTTGCGCTCGAAATGCATCTTCATTTGCAGATATATACGCAGCGATTACATCCTCTTTTGTAGAATTATTAGCTTTTGCTACCCTAGAAAAATCTCCAAGAGACTGTGATCTTAATGATGTAAACTGGTAGCCTTTATAGGAAAGAGACTTTGGAATATCTAACACTAGCTTTCTCATGCCAGTTGCAGCAGTGAAAGCTTCTTCATGTATATTATATTCTCTGCCCGTTCTTGTTGGGTCACCAGTGGCTGCGCTTGACACACGACCTGCTTCTAGCCCTCGAGCAGTTGGTTTGACAAACAGTTCTAAAAAGGTAGGTGTGAAGCCACCAAGTATATGTGTGAAGCTGTTACCAAGCTTTGTTCCAAAGTCATTACTGTCTTGCCATATCGGAGATCCAGTAGCTGTTTCGCCGCCTCGTCCAAAGTAATTTTGAGGCAAAGCATCCTGAACTCTTTCTGCAATCAAAGACTCGCCAGCAAACGGATCCATGAAAGAAGTAAACGCGCCCCACATCGATGCAGTTATCTGCTCTGCTTCTCCTGCTCCTATCTCTCCTTTTTGTTTGTATATCTCCATGGCTCTTCTAGCTGGAGTAAAAGCGAAATCATATGGCATCATGTAGCTGAGATCAGCGTGTTCCCATTTACCATTTTTTGGCTTGCCAAGTGACATGATCAAATGACCTTCCATGAAATACGGCATCAAAGGCTTCATAGCCTCAACATCTTCTTCAGACACACCCGTTGCTGCGTAACTAGCTTTCGCAACGGCGGCAGGTATAACACCTGCCGATGCAATGTAGCTCGTCAGGCGATTAGCACCAATAGCTCTTATCTCACGCTCAAGTCTTCTAGCATTTTGCTCTCCAACCTTCTGGATTAATTCGTCTGATGCTTTAAATCCAAGTTCCCTGGTCCCGCGTTGCACGATGTTGGCAGTGTTACGGATGACCTCTGCCGGGAACGCTACAAAGTTTCCAGCCACGGGTATCTTACGAATAGATTTTATAACCTCCGGTACCCGTGAATAAATGGGCATTGTTTCTTTAACGATGTCTGATGCGAACACATTCAAGAAACCATGTCTGCCAGTAAGCTCCGAGGTTCGAGGTGCAAGACCGGATTGTACAAGGTCAGAAGAAACATCACCAAGATTGTCGGGATCTAAACCAGCCTTACGAAATGCTGCTCCATACTTTGCTTTCTCTCCGATAAATCCAACTGTCTTCCAAAAAGTATCAGTGTCTGAATATAATTTTTGTAAGCCTCTGACTCCAGGAGTTTTCTCTATCAGACTATTTAAATTAGTTGCAGACTTTGCAGAAGCTCTTCCATACTGTTCTCGAAGCAGCAATTGCATTTCGTTGACGGCTAGGTTCTCATCAACAAGACCAAGATCACCAATCATAGAAAAGAATCTGTCAGATTCTTCATCGGATAGTGCTGAAGCCTTTTTGAACACTGCGTCAAAAGCTTCTCCAAGTTCCGTATTTCGTGGCAGGTTACCATTCGCACCCACCATAAAGGTGCCTGATAAAAAGTTACGCATTTGTCCTATCGGGTTGAGGACAGTTTTACCCATCTGAGATATACCCTTGGCCTGCAAAGATATAGCCAGCAATTCTGTTGCTATGTTTGTGTTTCTAACAGGTGTGGTCAAAGCATTTTTTATTTCTATTGGCACATACTCACCTGTTAGATCCCCAAAATTCCCAGAAAATATTGTCTTGCCAGAACCTTTGCCCTCTATAACTTGTCTGTCTCCGAGTTTAGTATATCCAGCTTTTCGTAAAGTTTCTTTTGCACCTTTTCCTACGTTTTCACCTGAGATCACTAAGGGTCTTGATCCGGCATTGAAAAGATCAATCGCATCGTCAAAAGAAACTCTTTCTGTTTGAGCAAATTCACGAAGAAACTTATTGGTTGTACTGAATTTGGATAGATCTGATACAGTTCTAATGTACAGTTCTTTTGGTTCTCGAACCTCATTCAAAAGCTCACGCAAGGCGGGTGCTCTATCTAAAAACTTAGCTCGTTTTGTAAACATCTCCTCTGAAACCTGGTACAGAGGTCTTTCACCTACTGCGTTCCTACCATTTGTCAAAGAATTTGACATGAATTTCATGGCAACTTTTTTATCTAATCTTTCATCGATAGTAGCCTTGGTAAGGAACTGTTTTATTTGAAATTCAGCTTCGCTGACAGCGTCCTGTGTTTTCAGACTTTTATCTGAGCTTTGCATTGCTTTTGCAAGTTGATCCACAGATTTTTTGTAAGCTGGCTTTTTTTCAACTTGTTTCATGGAGACTGTCTCAGGGTCAAATGCACCCTCGTATAGTCTACGCAAGTAAGAACCACGATTGTGTTCCATCTCTTTTATTGTAGCATCTGCCAAGTCTTTGTTGACAGTTCCAGCGGTGACAGAGTCCTCTAACTCTTTGATACCTCTGTCTGTCAACTCATCAACCTGATTACGCATCTTGTTGGCAGCAGCCACCACATTTTTTCCGTAGTCATCAAGAGCCTTTACATCACCCTCAAGAAAAGACAGCAAATCATCATAAGCTTTTTGCACTCCCTCCTTGCCGCGACCAAAGAGCTTCTGACCTTTCACAACTTTACGAGCTTCTCTGTCGAATGATGCGAAAAGATTTGCAGCAGTCTGTGCCTCTTGATCTGTTACGTTGTCTATTGTTCTTAAATCTTCAAAGATATTTCTTGGTGTCTCACCTGTTGATGTGAAGTATTTACCCACACTCCCGTCAAAGGCTCCAGATAGTTTGCCCCCCAGATAATCAAAGCCTGCACTGAAAGCTCGAGCGGCTGCTGGTACGCCTGGAACCATACTTACAGCCCTGGTTGTAACTCCAAGAGCCGGGAACAAAGCTTCAAAGCCCACCCCTACAGCCGTGCCTTCAACTCCCATTCTTAATTTATTTCTGAGTCTACGAAAGGCTTCATCTCTGCCTTGAAGTCCACTATCAACTTCTGTCTCCAGTGCATCTGGTAACACATCAAAAGAGTCTGCAAGAGTTGCTGTGCCATCTGGAGCAATAATCATCTCAGCAGCACCAGCCGTAAGACTTGTTGTTGCGGCTAACTTTGCTCTGGCAGTGAATGCATTATCAGATCCAAGAAGAGCTTTACCAGCTTTCGATTTACCAAAGGTATCAGCGCCAGCTTTCAGTATGCTTTTTGAGGGCAGTGTGGCGGCACCTCGAGCAACGGAACTTGCCCTGCCTACCCATCCGATTACAGGAATTAATGCTGCACCAAATGTGGTTATAGATTCTGCTGTCTTACCTGCTGTTGTCTCGGGAGTAAATCCAAGAAAATCTTTAGCTGATTCAAAACCTTTGGTAACCGCTCTGCTGGTGTTAGTGTCAGCGATAGAATCGATAACAGCAGCGCCAGTTTCAGCGATGCCTTGGGGCAAGCCAATTAAGCCTGCACCCACGCCCTGTGCTATGTCAGAAAAAGTACTTGTTTCTTCTTCTTTTTCTGCATCCGGTTCAGTAATTTGTGATATGGGCTGACCGAAAAGTGACTGTTCTTGTGATACGGGTACACCAAAAAGCTGTTCTTCTTCTGCTACGGGTACACCGAACAGATCCTCTGCCATAGTCCTCTCCTATGGTTTTGTTCGTAATACACCGTTTTGTACAAACAAGGCCCCTACCCCAGATGGAAGAGCGTCATACTCTTCTTGCGTACTAATAACTGGAGACTCACTCTTCTGCCACTCAGTGAGAATCGCTTTTCTTTGTTTTTCCGCTTCTGTTTTTTTCAAAGGATCAGTTATGTCTTCACTAGCCTTATCGTAGCGTTCTTTAAAATTAGTCATCCATCTTAAAGACTGATTTTTTGCAGTAGCAGAATCAGTGCTTAAAGTTACACCGAATAAAGTGCCTCCAGTTGATAAAGCGTTTGCCTGCTTATCCAAGTCAGTGATTTTAAAACTAGATTGGGATCCCAAAGCTACAAGGTTTTTGTAATATGTTTCACCTTTTTCAGTTAGTTCAAACTGTCCAGTTTCTGCGTTGTATCCACCGAATCCATCAATAACCATTGTTTGTTTAGCTTCTTCCGGTAGCATCGCTATTTTGGCAGACCAGTCTTTATAAGCAGTGTCCACTGCTAGTTTTTTATCAGCTTGTTTTAATTGATTTAACTGATACGAAAGATTAGCCTGCAATTGCAAACCGTTTAACTTGTAGCTGTTTTCTCTGTTTTGAGCGGCCAATAAGGCTGAATCAGCACCTTGTTTTTCTGCTTGAGCCAACCTCTGTCTTTGATAAAGATGTTCGTTTTCAGCAGCGGTTAACGCCATTTCTCTATCATTTTTTGTTTTTATAAGGTCCATGGATATGGCACGAAGCTCTTTTCTATCTTCGCGCTCTTGTGCATTTAGAGTTGAAATATCTTTTCCATATCCCTCTAAGCCGATACCCAATCCTCGAGCAACATTAGTCAATGTATTTGGACTTTCGCCTGCTGCAATAGCTAATCCCGCTCTCATCAGACCCATAAAAAATGCATCTTTCCTCTTATCGTCGTAGTCTGTATTATCTATCCCGGAAATTTTTAAGGCTTCGTCTTTTACATCCTCAAGGGTAAATTCTTTCGCGGTTTTTCTTTTTTCGTTAAGAGTTTTGTCAAACAGTTCTGTTGCGCTTTTTAGTCTCGCCTCAGAGTCTATGACAGCCTCTCTATTTTCAGTAATACCTGTAAAATAAGCATCATTAAATTTATTAATGTCATCTTCAAAGGACTGTGTAACTTCTGAAGGACTCAGGTTTCGACCAAAAATTGATTGAAGCTGCCCTGCCGGGGTGATTTTAGCACCCGAGTCTGTCGTTCCATCACCCGTCGGATCTGTTGTGGTAACTTTTCTTGGCTTCCCATCTGTTGGAGGTGTGGTTGTGTTAGCCGCTAGTTCTTCAGCAGCGGTCATATCATCATCTGGCAGACTTGAACGTCCAATCTCAAAATCAGGGATTGCACTCCCCGGATCAAAAACAGCTGGATCATCTCGAAGGGACGCAGCTACATCCTGTGAAGTAGGTAATAGTGAAGGACCTAATATCGCTTCCCCGATTCTCTTTTTAATTTCCGCTGGAGGTTTAGGTCTATACGGAGCGTATCCCTCTGCTTGAGGCATTAGATTACCCAACTCATCAAAAACCTGCCCTATACCTGACGTAAGACCAGAGGCTATCTTGCTCGGAGCATCAGCCAGGGCTGCACTGCGCTGTCTGCCACCTTCAGACTGACCAATTGGTTGACGACCTGTGGCATCTGACAAGATGTTTCCAAAGTTTACTTTTCCAATTTTAAGCAAGGGATCACTTGGAACAGTATCAAGTTGAGCGCCTTGACCCAAACCTTGCGCCGAACGAAGCGCACTTAAATTTGCACGATTAGCTGCCATTCTTTGGGCATCGGACATAGGTGCTGCTTGAATTTGACCTGGCACACCAGAACGACCAGTCAAAGCATTTGCAGCTGCCATCTGCACAGAGCGTGGAAGACGCTGATCTGTGGCAATGTTGTTAAGCGTTGCCTTGTCACCCTTTGCTGCCAAGTCCTTGATGGCAGACATGTAATCTGTCACGGTCTGTCCACCATTCGCCATCCGCACAGGCTGACCCATACGTTGACGAACCACATTTGCCAACTGAGGCGATGATGCAAGTATGCCCATAGGCTGTCTTGACATACCGGGCTGACGAAACATTTTACGGTGTAATGGGTTCATCGTCAGCCTCCAAACAACTTGTCAAATCCACCAGCAGAACCAGCAGCACCGAGGCCAGCAATACCAAGACCGAGCAACTGTGACCCCGTGCTAGGTGGCGGTGTTGTGGTGGCCGTGCTTGTCTGTTGCAGTGACGGTACACCACGGAAGATATCCGACATAAATCCAACCTGCTGGAAAGGCAGAGCTTGCTGGGCCAACGCATTTTGTCTTGCCACATCTAGCGCAGCCTGTGCTTGTGACTGCTCCATACTACCGAGTCCAAGCAATGTGTTAATATCCTGTGTGCCAAACTGCTGTGCTTGTCCAGCCATTGTTCCAAACTGTGCAGCCTGCTGACCAGCCAGTTGTGCAGCTTGTTGCGCTGCCTGTTGAGCCTGACCAAAGCCTGATGCCCGTAGCTGTGCTGCGGTTCGAGCTTGTTGATCCAGAATATTACGAGTCAGTTCTGACTGTGCCAACGCACCACGAGATCCACCAAAAGCACCCGCCCCTGCGGCCTGCGCTGCAAGCTGATTCTGCTGCATCTGGCCGGATCGTGCGATATCCTGCATCGATTGATCGATAACAGCCTGCTCAAACGGATTCATGAACTGGGTAACAGCACCAGGTTGATTGAATGCACCGGATTGTTGTGCAGCAAGAGTCGCTGCCTGCATATATGGAAGATAAGAACCTATGCCTGCCTTGCCTAGTTGCGCTGCTTGTTGCTGTGTTTCACTTAACCCTGCAAGTTGCTGCGGGGCGAATGGCATTGGTGTGTCTTTGAGTGCTTCTGCCTGTGCAAAGATATCCGCAAGAAAGTCCTCTTGAAACGGAGCTAGACGGGTGGTTTGTGTTACGTTCTGTGTTGACATTACGCTGTTGCCTCCAGTTCCGCCATCATATCATATAATCGTGCTGCTCCGATATCCCTATCTCCTCCCCCGGCACCACGAACTGATTTGGCTGTTAGTACAAACTCTCCGTCTGATAGCTTGGCAGGCACAGAGTCCGAGGTCCCAGTTCCGGGACCCTTCACTTCTCCATCAACGGGTGTATCAAAAGATCCACCATTAGCCATCGATACAGTTGGTATAACAAATCTATCCGTTTCGTATCTGAAGTCTGGATCCTGATACTCTCTTAACTTTCTATTATACTCGGCAAGCTGGACAGGATCATCTATTTCGTAGACTTTACCCTCTCTATCCTGCACCGTTCCAAAAGCCTCACCCTTTGGTTGTGGTCTGTCAGGAACCGCTTCACCTTCACCCTGACTATCAAGACCGCCTGCAAGACCTAAAGCACCAAGACCTAAACCAGCACCCAAAAGATAATCGCTTGTACTAAGACCACCAAAGAAGTCGGCTATGCCACCGCCAGCGGCATCAGTCCCCACTAGCCCTTGAGCTAGACCGGGATCTGTAGTAGCAGAGGCAATGTTGGCGGCTTCTGTGGCACCCGCACCTTGTGTAGTAGTGGCTGCTGCTCCTCCTCCAAAACCAGTAAACCCGGATGTGTCTGGTATAAACCGACCGATACCTGATGTTTGTGTTGATGGCTGAATGCCAAAACCTTGGGCCACGGACCCGGCACCAAAGGCCAAGGCTGAGTTAATCAGAATATCTTCCGTGCTTCTGCCACCTTGTGCAAAGGTTCCAAGACCAGAACCAAGGGCCGCGCCAGTCGGACCACCCAACGCAAATCCGGCAACAGCACCCGCCGCAGGCAGCAACTGATTAGCAAAGTCACCAACACCCTCGACAAGGCCACCGATGCCCTCACCCAAGACATCTCTGGCGCTGCCAAGTCCTAGTTTTTTACCTATGCCACCAAATAACGCCATTACACGACCTTTTTATACCGATGTCATTATACAGTTTCGTTAAGAAACGGCAACTGTAACAGTCCCGACAGATCCCGTTGCCGACAAAGTCCCGGCATATATGTCTGTCTTTAGCACCACTTTTAAAAAACCGCCATCTGCAATGAAGATATCACCCTGTTGAAGCAGGTGATTGTTTCCATCGGTCGGTATTTCAGGAAAGTTAAGTTGTGGGTTTTGTGCCTGTTTTAAGAACACTTCCAAAGCTCTGACAAGATCTGTTATGTACTTCGTATCAACCTGTTGACCCGGAGTAGGCAGTCTTGGAAATGGAGTTACATTAGTAGCCATTAGCGCTTACCATCCTCTCTGATATCTACCCTTGGACTACCAAGTCTCCACCTGACACCCACTGAGTTGCAGTCGATCTTTAGTGAAAAAGCTCTGCCCCGTAATCTAACATCAGCCTTGTTTGTAAATTGTTCAAAGGGCACCGTGGTCGAAGTTGCACTTCTGTCTACTTGAGATAGCTCTGTCTGAAGAAAGTTGGCGCCTGGAAAGTTACTGGACTGCAACGTCAAGTTAACAGTCGGATCCGATGTGGTTGATCCATTAAACGTAAAGTCAGGTATAACACGTCGTATAGATGTAAACTTGTCGCCGTCGCCCATGTCGATGGGACTTGACTCCAACCTCGATGGCATCACCGCTCCGTCATCTGTGTAACCTACCTCATGATTGAACAAGTAGGTGTCGGCTGCTCCAATAGGGAACTTTCGTATGCCTCTGTCCAAAAAGGCTGTTCTGCTCAAGTCGCCATAGTACCAGGTGCCCTCAAGATAGTTGAATATCACATAACGATCATTCTCACCTGTACCACCATTTGCCAATGAGTTTGTATTGGAAGTGTAAAACCATATGATTTCACTAAACTCAGATATCACAGACGCGTAGGTCTTATCAGTCTGATCAAAGTCAAAATCAAAAAACACACGCTCTCTTACAGTGCAAGGAAGCTGTTGTGTTTTACCGTCATAAACATAGAAATTCTGTCTGCCCATCCAGAAGATCGAGTCATCAACAGCAACAGCAGCATTTGGCCCCATTATGGTTGTGTTCGATGCTATGGGTTGTATGCCAAAAGTAAATGGTGGCCCTATAAACTGCATAGAATGCATAGAACTGTCTGTAAATATAACTATCTCACGTTTGGTTTCTATCGCTCGAACAAACTCGGAGCCAGAGCCTATCCTTAAATCTCCTGCTGTATTGGTAGCAGTCGGTGTCCAATCAGTGGCAGTTTCTTGTGAGGAAAATCTTATCAAAAGCGGATCTTGCTCTCCGGTGTTGATAGTATCTGCACCAAAAGCAATCACATGACGATCTATGTCCGATACCATGACCTGCTTACATATCGTGGGGGGGTTAAGTGCTCCGGCTATGTCAACGATGTTTACCGCTCTTGTGGTAAGAGCATTGCTTTTGTCCCAGAGAAATATTCCAGAGTCTCGAGGATTAATTAACAGATCCTCACCGAAATTATCATGACTCCATATTCGTAACTGTGTGGTCACAGTCTGTGTTGCAGCAGATCCCCAGCCGCCTCTGCCCCAGGTGCCAGCACCCCAGCCTGTGCCTCCAACGCCCGTGTCCAATCCAACATTTATTTGATACAAACCGGATCCGCTGGATCCACCGTTACCGCTGTCACTGGCGTTTGCAGTAACCGTTGCCCCTGACGTATCTTTTGCGGTTATAGTGTAAGTGCTTGCGGTGGGCACAGAGTCTATCTGATACTCCTGATTCAAGACAGCAGCCGTAATATTACCACCCAAAGAAACAGCACCAGATAGAGTAACAAAATCATTTTGTACAGCTTGATGATTAGAGTCTGTCACGGTAATGGTGGAAGAGCCATTAGTTGCAGCAAAAGTTATGCTGTTTGTTGATGTTTTTCTTATAGGAGTTACATCATAAAACTGCTGACCTTGTTCAATATAATATTTTAAATGTGTTCCTACACCCAGAAAATCAGAGCCATCAAGAGCAACCCAGTTATGCAACGCTCTAACTGTGCCCAAATATCTTTCGTCACTATATTTTTCCCACCCACCAATGACCTCTGGGTATCCTTGTCGAAAACGCACCTTATCGCAATCAACCCAACCACCCTCGTTAGAATACGATGTGATGTCCCTGTTTATGCCGGGCTTAAATTGTAACTTTGTTAATGGCACAGTTTAGATCTCATCAGGCCAGTCGTTGATTTTAGCAATCGTTTTCAAACTACCGTCCGAATTAAGTTCATTCTCAAACAACGCCATAAACGCTGCTAAATCAGACGCACCATTCAAAGCTGTCTCTATCTCTCCGCATTTAGTGCGAACAGCGTCTCTGTATGTTGTGACTGAACTCGGTATGGCTGTAGATTTTTCAGCTTTGCGAGTAACATACCAGTCATGCACAGCTAGTTTGTTATTTGCTGTGCGTTTTGTCTGTGCAACCCATGTGGTTTTTAGTCCGGGTGTTACAACTTGATCACCGTTAGGATCTTTTAAAGCATTACCATCTTCATCTACTTCGTTTACATCTGTCAGGCTTTTGGGAATCAAAGTGCCATCTGTCTGTCTGCCGTGATAAAACCTAGTATCAAATGGTGCTTCTGATGCTGGTGGGTCTTCCCATGTTAAACCATACTGTTCC